GCTGGAACCGATCGTCTTTCTATGGCAGTTCAACCAGCTATCCAAGAATGGATTCAATCTCATAATTGTAACGTCCTTTTCGAGGGAGATCGTATCTTTAATCAGTCTTTCTTAGAGTTTGCAATGGGTCTCCCAAACACCGACTTACAGATCGTCTATTTGAAGACTTCCAAGGAGATCTTAGAACAGCGTTATAAGGATCGTGGTTCAGACCAATCTGAACAATTCTTAAAAGGTAGAGAAACTAAATATAGTAATCTACTATCCAATTTCGAATTGATGCCGTATATTACTGAATTCGCTAATACCAACTACGAGGATCAAGCGAAAGTTTTAACCTTTTTACAAGGTCAATTAGGGTGAGGTTAGAACTTTCTAGGAGCACAAATGAAATTCCTAGAAACTGCCGATTACGACTGGATGGACATCCTCAATTTCTACGAGCGTCCATTCCGTGCCAAACTCATTCCTTCAAAAGTGTGGAAGGACTTAGATCGTTATCGTAACGATCCAGATGGTCTTACTAACTACTGTAAAAAATGGCGAACTAAAATAGAGTTTCGTACAGAGCCATCTAAGGCTAAAATGTATAAAACTTATGTAGCCATCGGTGGAGAATATGACGCAGAAGTCCGTCAAATCGCTCTGCAGCTTTACACTCTTAATTTTAAGAAACATCAATTTACAGATGATACTTGGAAACACTTCAAGTATCGTTTCATTCAAACCCTAATGCATGAGATGATACACTTCATGCAATACGATCGCAGAGCAGATCAATGGAGTAATTATGTTCTACCGCATAAAAAGGTAGGACATGAAAAGAAAGATAAGGAAAGAAGATATCTTTCAGAGTTCGATGAGATTCAAGCATATGCTCATTGTGTGTATTTAGACTTCAAAGTCAATCGTCCAACTGTTCCAATTACGGAACTTATTAGTCGTGCCAAGAAAACAAGAGATTCTAAGACTCTTCGTTATTTCTTGAAAACATTCAATTTCGACTACAAAAACAATCAAGCCATTCCTAAACTAATGCAGCAGATCCTTAAGTGGGATCGTAAGTATAAGACCATCTCCTAAATAATAATTATTTGGAGAAATAAATGGCATCTGCTGGACAATCAGCTTGGGTAAAGTATTTTCAAGGCAAGGGTGATATTAAAACCACTCTTAAGAAAACATCACCCATGTTCGATGCCTCAGAACCAGCTAAAAAACTTATGGGTGATTTACAAGGTGGAACAACCATAACATATATTTCATCTCAAACATATGAAGCAAAGGCATTAATACAATATCAGAAGGGAACAACATTTCAATTAGTTCGTGTTCCTTTTGATAACATCGCTAAACCTGGAGTTAAAGCGTCAGGTGCACCATCTCTAAAACCACAAGCGTTTGGAGTTTTAGATAAAATGTATTCTATGAAAGAATACAAAACAACTGTGCTTAATAAAATTGATGAAAGAAAAGATTTAACCCCAGAAATTAAAACTTACTTAAACGCATTGTTTGACTACTATGCTGGTGGTGATACTAAAAAAGACGATGTGATGAGACTGTTTAATAAACTGAAAGCATCTTTACCTATTAATGATATTAATAAAGATTTTGGTGAAGTTATTGGACCAGTCGCATTATTTACTAGACAGTTGTTAAAAGATAAAGGAATAATTTTAACAACCAATTTACAGATTTATGTTCCTGTCCGTCCTAATGAACCACTAATGGATTATCGTATTGTTGATGGTAAGAGAAAGTTTACTATATCAGCAAAGTCTGGTACAACTACCAACGTTGTTAAACCAGCAGACATCATTGAGTTGCTAAAGACGCATAAAGATATTCAAGCACTCAAACAAACAAAGGAATATAAAATACTACAAATATTGGCAGAAAATTCTACTATACTTGGACCAGTACGTGCTGTGTCATCGATCTATCCAAATTTAATCAAACCAGAAGCTGCACGTAAAGCAGACATTAAGAATTTTGATTTATCTGGTTTTGCTGCTTTTATTAACACTAATGATTATTTGAGAACTAAAAAGAATGTTACATTAAATGAAATTATGTATGAATGCGAAAAGATGTTACAAAGAGAAACTAAAGATGGTATGTTAAATATGAATAACATTTTTGCTAAAGCAATTGAGAAACAAGTAACATACGTAAAGTTTCAACTAGATGCTTCTGGCATTGGCGAGTGGGGTGTTACTGCAGCTGATGATATTTCTGGACCAAAGGCACAGACAAAAGTTTATTTAAGATCTAAAAATGGCTACACACGTGCAGCTGATAAAATGGGAATACAAATCTAATGAAGAACTTCAAATTATTTCTTGTTGAAGATAAAACACTTTTAGTAGAGAGAGCATTATCTGCAGACGTAGAGTCAGACGATAAAGGTAAGTTACACGAACTACTAATGTCCAAGTATCTACATCCAGAACAAAGACTACCTGACCATCATCGTTCAGAATCAGAGAACGAAGAACATGCTGGAACACCAGTACAAGTTCACGATCGTCTTAAGAAAAAGATTGGTGATGCAGCATACAATGAAATTGATAAACACGCAAAACAAACTTCGCATGAATTGATAAAACATTTATCAAAAGAAGGGCATCTTGGTAAAGGTGTTACAATTGGTAATGTTCATTGGACTTCTAATCCAGACAAAGCAAATAAACCTGGAGACCATGAGAAAACTACTGGTGTTAAAGACGTAAACTCAAATGCTGATTTAATTTTAACCTTACATAAAAATGGTAAGACAGTTGGACATCATGGAGTTTCTGCTAAGTATGGCTCAAATGAACCAAACTATCGCAATCCAGGATTAGATTCTATGGAAAAAACATCTGGTGCAGAATCTGGATCTATGAAACGATTGACAGACTCGCATCATGCAAACATGGTAAAGTTAGGTTATAATGGTTCTGCTGACCAAAGAAATATACAATACAAAATTGATAAGATGGGTATTGATAAGGTAAAGGCAGAACACTCTCGTTTACAATCATTAGTTGATGCAGGTAAAACACTAAGCACTAAGAACAAAACAATGCATCAACATTTGCAGCAGTTTATTACTGCGCACGATAAACATAAACATCCAGAAGTATTTCTACATCAAGCAGCAAGTCGTGCCTCACAAGCAGAAGCATCTTCATTATCTGCAAAACAAGCTGTAGCAAAACACTTCGCAGAGCATCTAGCTAAACATGATGATGCTAAACTGAGACAAGTTGTTCGTGACCATGTATCAGCACCTACTCATATCCCACATACAGTTGCTCATAGTAAAGTTAAAGATGATGGTTCAGCAGAATCTATCCTTAAACCATCACACTCAATTGCTGATGACCACTTAAACAACTATAAAGATCTTCATGTTGTTCATCAAGGTTCAACAGCAGTTATTCGTGGCACTCATGCGCAGACAGGTAAGGTTGGACGTGTGGCTACATTCACTGTTAAGAGTTCTTCTGGTCCACACAAGAGCCTAGTAGGGACTTTCGGATTGAAATAATCCCCTACTATTAGTAGGGTTATTCATTGACAATAATTGCAAATTGCGGTATAATAAAGGTATGAAAAGGTTTAGAGAATACATAGAAGAATCGGTTGAACCGACAGGTAGTCTAACGATATTTGATATCGATGACACGTTGTTTCATACCACTGCTCAAATTGCAGTTGTCAAAGATGGTAAGACAATCACCAAACTTACCAATCAACAATTTAATAATTATAAGTTAGCTGATGGAGAGTCATTCGACTTCTCTGAATTTAAGGATGCTCATAAATTCTATCATGAAAGTAAACCAATTGGTAGAATGTTAGCAAAAGCAAAATCAATCTTAGCTAACTCAGTTAAAAATCCTCTAAGTAAAGTTATCATTATTACTGCTCGTGCAAACTTTGATGATAGAGATAAATTTCTAGCTACTTTCCGTAAGGTTGGTTTTGACATTGATAAAGTTCGTGTTGAACGAGCAGGTGAGTTAGTTGGAAATCATATTCCAGCAATCAAGAAAGTTATCATTGTTAGAAAATATCTACAAAGCAATCAGTATGGTAAGGTAAGATTGTTTGATGATTCAATGAGTAATTTACGAGAGTTCTTAAAACTAAAAACAGAATTTAAGAATATTAAGTTCGAAGCATTCTTCGCAAACCCAGATGGATCTGTAAAAGTTATTAAATGAAAACACTAAAGAATTTTATCACTGAACAAAAGAATACTCACATGACTCATGTGGAAGATCTTGTATTTGATGGCGGTGTGGATGGAACTCGCCAAGCAATTAACTTTTTAAGAGATCTTCGTGATATGCTCGCTGGCAACGCAAAGACCAAAGTTACTGCGACTGTTAAATGGGATGGAGCACCAGCAGTGTTTGCTGGTATTGACCCACGTGATGGTAAATTCTTTGTGGCTAAAAAAGGTGTATTTAATAAGAATCCAGTAGTTTATAAAACGAATAAAGACATTGATGCAGATACAGCTGGAGATCTTAACGCTAAACTAAAAGTTGCTTTAGCAGAATTTAAGAAACTAGGAATCAAGTCTGGTGTATATCAAGGTGACTTAATGTTTACTGACGATAAAAAAATTGTAACTATTGATGGGCAGAAGTATGTTACCTTCCACCCAAACACTATTGTATATGCTGTTCCTGCTGGTAGTGAATTAGCCAACAAAATTATCAAAGCAAAGATTGGTGTAGTTTGGCACACAACATACACTGGCTCTTCGTTTGAAACGATGACTGCATCGTTTGGTAAATCAATCGTTGATAAGATGACTCATGTTTCATCTGTCTGGATGGACGATGCAAACTATAAAGATTACTCTGGTACTGCTAACTTTACACAAGCAGAAACTGCAGAACTAACTTCTATTCTTTCTGAAGCTGGTAAATTATTTAATTCTATTCCACCAGCAACTCTCAATGCCATTAAAGATAATACAGAACTTAACATGGCAGTCAATACATACAACAATTCAAAGATTCGAGCAGGTGAACAGATTACTGATACTCGTGCTCACGTAGTAGGATTGTTTAATTATATTCATGATAAGTATCAAGGTGAGATTGATAAATTGAAAACAGAAAAAGGTAAAGCAGGTAAGGAAGAAAAACGAAAAGAGATTTTATCTTTCTTTGCCAATCATGATAAAGCAGAGATCGTTAAGATCTTTGATATGGTCAATTTACTTGCAAAAGCCAAATTGATGATTGTTAATAAAATGAATGACGCAGGACATATTAGCACTTTCTTAAAAACTACAAACGGATATAAAGTCACTGGAGTTGAGGGGTTTGTTGCAATTGACCATTTGACTGGTGGTGCAGTTAAGATTATAGATCGTTTAGAGTTTAGTAAATCTAATTTCTCACCAGACATTATTAAAGGATGGCAACGATGAAAAAATTTATCGTAACATTAGCAATAGTATTATCTGGTTGTGCATTTATATTACCACAACCACACGATCCAGTTATGTTTAGTTACGCAGTAGATGTTAAAGTTGGTTTGACCAAAATTAGTTGCGATGAAAAATCAAAACAAGATTGGCAACCATTAATGAATAGAGTGGAGACTCTGAAGACATACTCTCAATTAAGAGGTGATCCACAAGCTGATGCATTTGCAAAAATGGAAGAAGCATTAAATAAAGCGAGAGAGAGTAAGAGTATTACCTTCTGTGAAAGTATCGTTAAACTTAACAAGACAAGAGCCGATGTTGCCATCGATGCTTGGAAAGGTAGAAAATGAGCATAATGAACGAATTAAGAGAGCATGTTGGACAAGCTGGTCCAGCGTCTCAGTTAGCAAACGAACTATTAGTTATTCGTGAGAACTATGAAGCGGGACAACTCACTTCTGAAGAGTATACATTCCTTCTTCAAGAAATTGCGGATATTCGTGCACAACAAGAATTAGCATCAGATGAAATCGCCTGTAGATGGATTGTTGCTGCAGCACAAGTTCTTATTTCAGCAGTGTAAAAATGACTAAATAAGAATAGCTGTTAATTACTTTATAGATGGGTTTAATGAAAAATTATAGACAACTAATCAAGGAACTGCCGTCCAAAACTGTAGTATTTGCATTCGGAAGATTTAATCCTCCGACTATTGGACATGAGTTGTTAGTCCGAGCAGTCCGTAAACTGGCTCAGCAAAGAAAAGCTGACCACGTTATCTATGCATCTGCTAGTCACGATGCCAAAAAGAACCCTCTAGATGTAACTAAAAAAGTAAGCTACCTACGCTTGATGTTTCCTAACACAAACTTCATGGCTGCAGGTGGCGATGAACGCACATTCATTGAAGCTGCAAAAGCACTGAATAAGCGTTACAAGAATATTATTATGATCGCTGGATCTGATAGAGTTCCAGCATTCAAAAAACTTCTAAACGATTATAATGGTAAAGACTTTAAGTTTGATACTATTGAAGTAGTTTCTGCTGGTGAACGTGACCCAGATGCCGATGATGCAGCAGGTATGTCTGCGTCTAAAATGAGAGCACTGGCAACCAAAGGTGACTATCATCAATTCAAACGTGGTCTTCCAACCACAATTAGAGATATTGATGGTCGTAGGCTGATGAATGATATTCGTCAGGGTATGGGATTAGAAGTAGTAAAAGAACAATTAAACTTAGTCAAGGATAACTTACGTGAAAAGTATTTCCGTGGAGAAGTTTTCAAGTTAGATGATATCGTTGAATCAGCTGGTGCAGTGTATAAGATTGTTAAGCGTGGTTCTAATCATTTACTTCTTGAAGACGAAACTGGAACTAGAGTAACAAAGTGGATCCAAGATGTATCAGAAACCGAAAAGGCATTTATGTTACAAGAAGACCTAACAGACAAAACACTTAAAGTTAATACTGACAAGATTAAAGTTGCTCGAATTAT